GAAAATAATGAATACCGGGAAGTACCAACTCATCTCGACGAACAGAGGTCATCTTCAGAAAATTGAGGTCCAAGAGACTCTTAACACCATAAGCACTCTCTTCTTTGGAGGCTGGTGTATAAGCAATCTTGAACTCCCGTAATTGAGCCTGCACACTTGCAAAATTGTACCAGTGCTTAATGGATGGGGACACGACCGTGATATTATCGTCACCCATAAACTTGCGGGAAGTTAAAGTGCTAAAGAACAAGCCACTAGCTTTACCCTTATCATTCTTCCTAGCCAAAGCAAGATAAGCACACAACAAGAAAATGTGGTTCATAAAAATATTAAGGACAGTTGTTAAGAAATTTCCAGAGGGATTGGCACCACCCCTCGGTCTAAAGAGCTTAGTACCAATAATAAGCTCAGTGTAGAGGATAGAGTGCAAAATCGCCTTTCTTGCGATAGCATCTCCCTCATTCCAACCACCATCACTATTCTCACGATACCACTTCTCGATAAAATCGCCTATTTCGCCAAGGACGCTTTCACTGAGGAACGATTCAAACTTGGAGTAATCACCGTCAAACCCAGAGTCGCCAACCTTTAGGAATCTCTTGATCATCCGATCCCATTCGATAGAATGGGGGTTCATCCCTAGTGCTGTGGGAGTAGTGTCACAATTATCCATAAGGTAATGCAAGAAAGCCCCAAAATACTTCTTACAAAGGATAGTATGTTCCACAGGTGCTGCATTGATGATGCGACACATCCAAGCATCGTTTTTCTTCTTCGAGCGTATTTCACTCTTCTTAATGCATGTGAAGGGGCAAAAAGGTTTACCCCCCGAACGAAATACTTTCTCGGCCTCCTGAAGACGATCTTGCAACACCTCATCCTGAATGAAGCGAGTCTTATCACCTCTAATTCCAAAGAGAAACGATTTACCTCTTTGTCCAGCAGGCTTACGAGCCATATAATCGTAACCTGCGGATGTACTCCAGTCCAGAGGGACGATCCGCTTGTACTGACTCGATCCATTCAAGCATTCGTCGATAGTCAGCACCCTAGACGAGCACTTGTTGATGGCAAAGTGGTTATACTCAATGTCGAGGCTTTCCCGCACATGAACCAAATCCTCCTCGGGAATAACAAACTTCTCTGTACCTATCCTGTTCAACTCCATAATCGAAATAGATAAGCCTGTAAGACCAGCCGCAATAACTCTGGGGTCCTGAGGGTGGCCCATAACACACGGAGCTCTCTCAACAGC